GTGGCGGGGTCTCCTTTTGCATGTTTATGAGCGGCAGAAATTGCCACCGTATACTGGAATGATTTGCCTAGTATACGGCACAGTTTGCCGTATACTTCCAGTATGCCCGATCCGAAACCTCCATTTTCACTCAAGCAAGTAGCTGAGGCGTTTGGCGTTACCAAAGGCGCAGTCCAAAAATGGGATAAGCTTGGACTGAATAGAGGATGGACCTTGCAGCAGATTCGAGACTGGAGACAAGCCTTTGATGAAGCCAAGGTCAAGACTACAAAAGAGAAACCAGCAAAAAAAGTTCGCTCACCCACGCCTAAGGCAATCGTCAAAAACACAGAGCAGACTCCAGATCAGGCAGTTGCTCCCTTGATGACTCTTTCGGAGGCTCGAACTGAGAAGCTTCGTAAAGAAGTTGAGCGTCTTAATATTATGATCGCGAGAGACCGTGGAGAGCTCGTTTCTCGGGCCGAGATTAGGGAGGCAGGAATTGCCGTAGGCGCATTATTATCGGCAGAAATTGCCGCCATGGTAAATGATTTGCCTGGTCAGCTTGCAGGGCTTGACGAAGTTGGAATTCGTGCAGGTCTTCTCGCCCGCACCGACGCTTTGCTTGTCGCCATCAAAAACAAACTATGAGCAACCCTTTAGCAGAAGGTATTTCGGCGGGCATCGTGACCAGCTTTCAGGGTGATCCTCTGGATTGGCTTGTGGAGAATATACGGCTACCACATTCCGCAAGATCTCAACGGTTCTCTCCTGACAATGCTCCTTGGTTAAATGATGTTTTTCGTGCGGTGTGCAACGACAGGGTGAAACAAATCGTTGTTCGCGCTCCGACAGGGGGCGGTAAGACAACGCTTCTGGAATTGGTAGTGCCATGGATTATTGCTCAACAGCCTGGACCGATGCTTTTGGTGGGGCAGACCGATGAGACCGCATCAGATTGGGCAGAATCCCGCCTCATGCCAATCCTCGAGGCGTGTCCTCCCGTGGCTCGATTGTTTCCTCAAGATCGTCATAAGAAGCGGAAGACGGCGATCATGTTTAGCCACATGGCCCTTTTTATGTCCGGCGCAAACATGTCTTCTCTTCAGGAGAAGTCTATGCGCTATTGTTATGGGGACGAATGCTGGCAATGGGACAATGGCATGATTGGGGAAATGAAGAAGCGGCACCATGATCGATGGAACCGAAAAACCATTCTTGTTTCTCAGGGATCGACCACAAAGGATGATTTTGATAACGAATTTCAGGCTGGAGAGATTCGAGAGTGGGGAACGGAATGTGAGTCATGCGGGCAATGGCATAAATACCTTTGGACTTCGATAAAGTATGATGAAGCCAAGACGCCTGAAGGAGAATGGGACTGGCAAGCTGTTGCCGTTAGTGTCCGGCATGAGTGCCCGCATTGTGGATTTGTGACCCTTGATACGACTCAAGGCAGGCGCGGGATGTCATCTCGAGGCCGATATCAAGCCCAAGACGAGAATCAGCCTATTGCCGGCAATGTCTCGTTTACCTGGTCCGCCCAGAGTGTCTGGTGGATATCTTGGTCAGACATGGTCATTGAATGGATTAAGGCCAACGATTCCAAAAAGCGCGGCGTCACAGAGCCCTTAAAGCAGTTCCGGCAAAAACGGCTTGCCCAGTCTTGGAGTGACGAAGTCGAATTGCCCGAAATGAATCTCACTGCGGGCGATTATTTCTTCGCGGATCATCTCGATGGTCAACCCATCGATGGAGAGGTTAAGAGGCTTATCGGGATTGACCGCCAGCGAGATCACTTTTGGATGATAGCTCGAGCTTTTCGGGCCGATGGTAGTAGCAGGCTTATTTATCATAGCAAAGTTTTGACGGTTGAAAATATTCGCACCATTCAACAACGTCTGAAGGTTCCTGACAAGCTGACATTCATGGATGCTGGTTATGATACTGGGTTAACATACAACGATTGCGCCAAGTTTAATTGGACTGCACTGCATGGCTCGGGCAGGAAGTCTTTTACTCACATTATCTACAACAAGAACGTAGAACGTTTTTACTCGCCAGTAAAAGATGCTCAATCCCCTGATGGGAACCGTGCTCGGTATATCTTTTGGTCAAACGAAGGGGTGAAAGACCGACTTTCGGAACTTCGGGCCATGGGTTCTCCAATATGGGAATATCCTAGAGATGTGTCTCCAGAATATCTGAAGCAAATCAACTCTGAGGTAAAGCGTGAGGTTGTAGACAAGGCGACCAAGACAATCACCAGGCGCTACATGAAGCTTCACAGGGATAACCATTACTGGGATTGCGAAGCGGAAGTTACTGCCGCCGCTTTGATGCTGGGGCTATTGAAGACTAGTAACATTGAAGATGAAAATGAGGCTTGAAAATGATGTTGAGTTTATTTATGCAAGACCTTTAACCAATTCAGACGGATTGGTGGTGCAAAATTGCCAGCATCCGCGCAAATGCGCATAAAGGGATTGGAGTCCCTTAAACTGTCCACTGAGTGGATGGTGGATGCTGGCTTTTGTTTACAGAGGGCCTTGAATATATGAGGGCAGCTCGCCTAATTCTTTCCATCTTCCTGTCCCGTTCTACTGAAGAACTTTATTCTCTTCGAGATGGGAAGTTTGATATGGTGGCGGCAGGGCAAGGTATGATGATTAATTCCTCTGTAAACGGGTCCGCGTTTGCTTTTTATGCTGCCTCAATGCTATCCCCACTTGAGGTTGCTCAGATGGCGCAATTGGCAATTGACCACAAAGAGGCTGGATGGTGTAGACCGACAACGAGAACCACTGTACGATTCATGTAATGGGCTTACTCGATAAAATTACTACTCTGTTCAAGGGGAAAACACTCGCTCCCAAAGCTGAGTATAACCGCTATCAAAACATGCGCCTTATTGAGGGCGGATGGTGGGCGGAACGTCCTTATTGGCCTACCCACAATCGAAGTCTTGATAAAGAGGTTACGCTTTCTGAATATCGTGTTTTAGTAAGTGCCTCAAACCGGCTTTACTACAATTATGGAGCAATTACTAACTGCGTTAACGCATTTGCCCAGTATGTTGTTGGTAGCAGCTTTTCTCCTGTTTTTCAAGGTGACGATAAAGAGTGGGGGGCATTAGCCGAGAAATGGTTGCACGATGCCTTGGAGGTCGCGTATACAGATGGCACTCCTTGGGCGTTGGGGTTGGTGCGTGAAATCATCATGCTTACTCGCGACGGGGATTGCGGAACAATTTTTACCGAGTCAAAAGGCGGATTTCCGCAACTTCAGCAGGTCGCTTGGCATCAGATAGCTTCTCGAGAGGGAACTGAAATTGTAAAGGAAGGAAAATACAGAGGACTTCCCCAATGGAATGGAGTGATCAAGAACAAAGAAGGCCGTCCTGTTGCGTATCGTTTGATTGGGGCCTTGGAAGAAAATGATCGGGATATCTCGGCACAGAATATGCAATTGACCATGGAATCAATTGCCCCCGACCAGTCTCGAGGGTTTCCCGCTTTCACTGCTGCGATTCGGGATCTTCGTACCACTCTTTCAATTGGAAATAATATCCGCCAGGCGGCAGAGCTTGCTTCTACGCTCGGATTGATTGTTCATAATGAAATGGGCATGGCAGATCCATTGGACCCTGCCTATGCCCTTCAGGACGTTCCTCCCATTGGGCAAAGCGGACTTCGTGTTGAAGAGCGCATGGGTGGAAGTATTCAGTATTTCCGTGCTGGGGCCGGAGAAAAGCTCGAGCAGCTTAAAAATGAAATTCCAACGGAGGCTACAGATCGTCTGCTCGAGCGGTTATTAAGAAATGCAATGCTTGCCGGAGGATTCCCGCCTGAGTTTTTCTGGAAACCTGCTGAAGCAAGCGGTGCAAACTCCCGCATGGTCGTGGAGCAAGTGAATCGCAAGATTGCACGCACCCAGCATATCCTCAAGGCCGCTTGCAAGCGTCGAATTGGATACTTTGTCAGCAAAGCAATTAAGCTGGGACAGCTTCCTCCGTACAAAGGAAAAGATAAGGGTGGATTCCTTAAGTGGACCTTTACTCGTCCTCCGATTCTTACCTTGGATCAGGGATATGCAAACTCTGCTGCCCTTGATGCCTATCGGGCGGGACTTCGCACCATGACTGAGATCGTGGGAGAAGGGGGCCATACACTCGAGCAGCATCTTGACCTTCGTGAAAAAGAAGGCATTGCAATTCGTGAGCGCATGGAAAGATCGGATCTTCCACTTGAATGCTTCGTTACTTTTACGCCAAACGGCAATATTGGACAGCAACAAACCATCAGCAATGAAACTAGCAAGAGTCTTAGCAAAGATTAACCTCCGCCCTTGGGCAATTGAGGCAAGCGGACAAGCTGCCGTTGCACAGTTGCTTCAAAACAAGCTGATGCGTGCAGACTCTGAGGAAATGCCCGATCTTTCTGCTTTTGGCAATGCTCGTCGTCCAATGGCCATCGACTCAAATGGTGTAGCGCATATTTACATCGAGGGTGTAATGGCAAAGGGGATTTCAAGGCTTGAGGCTATTTGCGGAGGTTATGACATCGAATGGCTTGAAGAAGACCTTGAGACTGCTGATGAATCTGGGGTGAAGGGGATTTTCTTGAATATTGACACTCCAGGAGGAAGTTGTGAAGGGCTTGCCGAGTGTGCAGACATGATTTCTCAAATCTCACGAAAAATCCCTACTTGTGCATACACATCAGGAACCATTGCCTCGGCGGGCTATTTTCTTGCATCGAGCTGTTCTAAAATTTACGCCTCCCAGTCCGCCATGGTTGGGTCTATTGGTGTTATTATTGGCTGGATTGATTCTTCTGCTCAGTGGGCTAGCCAAGGGATGAGTTGGGAGCCTGTCATCAGCGGTCCTTTAAAAGGTGCCGGAATGGGGCCAAGCCTTACGGATGCCCAGCGAGCAAGCCTTCAACGTCTGGTCGATGATTCTTACGCGATGTTCCGAGATAATGTGCTAAAGCATCGCCGTGTCCCCAATGAAGCAATGCAGGGCGAATTGTATCTGGCATCTAGGGCAAAAGAATACAATTTGATCGATTCAGTATTGACTGAAGATGACGCTTATGAGAGTCTTTTCAAGTTGTTGTAAGTGTTAGTGTGATTCATGTGTGAAAGCCCCGCTGATTAAGTTCAGCGGGGCTTTTTGTTTACGTGGGTCGCATAGGTATGGAACCCGCAACCCTATCTGACGCCCTTGAGGCCCTGTCCTCTGCCCGCGCAGACCTATCGGCATTGGAAGCTCTGTCCAATGAGCATAAAGCCTCCCTCGAGGCTCTGGCAGAAGCTAAACGCGACAATAGTGCGTTGGTTCTGGCTGTTGAAAATTTGCAAAACGAAAAAGTGGCTTTAGAGGCTTCAATTGAAGCACTTAAAGCGGCAGAAGCGGATGCAAACGCAAAAGCGGTTGAAATCGTTGCATCTTTGGGCGTTGAGCCTGTTGCAGTTGTTTCCGAGACCGTTCCTGCGAAGCAGTCGTTGGCAGAACGCCTCGAAGGCGTGACTGATCCCCGCGAACGTGGGCGTATCAGAAAGGATTACCTAGACTCTCTCAATCGTTAATTACTAACTCTCAATAAATTATGTCAAATCAACTCGGGACTTTAAATTCCAGCCTGATCCTCGCAGAAGCCCTCAGTCTGGTGTACACCATCAGGCCGGAACTCCGTGTCATTACGAAGGACTTAGACCCTATGGGTGCCCTTCAGAATCAGACCGTGATCACTCGTTTGAAGACCATTCCTACGGTCGTCAACGGCACTGATGCAATTCCTGATGTCACTACGACTGACGTACCTGTTACGTTGTCCTATGACAAAAAGGTTGGAGCTACGTTCACTGCCGCTCAGTTGAACTCCACAAATCGTAATCTGATCCGTGAAATGGCAGAGCCGATTGCTCGAGCCATGGCTAACCAGATGGTAGATTCCGTTGCTGCCCTCTGGACGACTTCGAACTTCACGAACGAAACTGTTCAGGATACGCCTGACTACACCACGCTTGTTGAGCTTCGTAAGCAGTTAGTCTCTCGCGGTATTCATGGCGATCGCTTCATGGCTGTGAGCCCTGGTGTTTATCAGCTTCTGCTGGAAGACCCTCGTTGTAACCGCTTCTACAAGGCGTTCCTTGCTCCTGGCACTGATCCTATCGAGCAGGGTGAACTCTTGCAGACTGCTGGGTTTGCTCGGATTTTCGAATATCCTGACATTCCTCTCACAAACCACATGATCGGTTTCGCTGGAACGGCTGAAAGCGTGATCCTCGCTTCCCGTCCTCCGCTCGATCCTCGCGAGGCGTTTGGCGCCGGTGGAGTGCCCTTCCCGGGGAACTTCGAGATCATCACTGATCCCGTCACCGGCATGAGTGCTGCTGCTGTGGAATGGATTGATCCTTCCACGCTCGCCATTCAGGTCTACCTCAAGTGGATTTACGGTGTGGCGAAGGGTAATCCTGCTGCTGGTCAGCGTCTGGTTTCCGCTTCCAACGCTTAATCGAATGGACTTGCACCTCACCATCTCGAGGACTGCAACGGGAGAGGTCAGGGTCGCTTATTGTGGCCCTGACCGCTTTGCGGCGCAGAAAGCTTACGAGACTAGTATTGAAGGTGCGGTTGTTGTTGAGTATTTTCCATTTTTGGAAGCTCAACGCATCCGTAAGATTATGCCTCGCAATGAGGTGATTGATATTCCTGTTGTTAGCCCCAAAAAGAAATGAGCTTTTTCTCACAAATGTCGTCCGCTTTAGATCAGGCGACTGCATTTGTGGGGCGTCCTTTTGTGTATAAAGGGACAACTTACACTGGAGTCGTAAACTTCCTGAATACCAGCGAAGTTCTCGACTACGGTGGCTTTCAAAGCCATTTAAGCGCCACTATCGCCGTAAATTGTGCTCACATGCCTCAGCCTCAAAAGGGTGATAGGCTTACAATTGATGGAATTGATCGTCGCATTGTGAATGTGACGAACAATAATGGAGTCAGTTGGCATATTGGCTTGGAGGATGTTTCTCGATGATTGACGGCTTTTTAGCGGAAGCGATTGCGACCTCTCTGAAGGCGGAGTTCCCAAATGTTTATGTGGGACTACCTCAGGATGACACTCGCATCACAATGCCATGCGTCATTATTCAGCTTCGGTCAGACTTTGTGCTGGGGTCTCCTTATGAACGTGGACATTTGACAATGCTGGTGTGCTCTCAGGCTGATGAAACGGCGCCGCATGATCACAGTCAATTTGTTTACAATGTGAGTCAATTTATGAGGACTCTCACAATTGATTCAGATGTTGTTGATTTTCTCGGGTTAGTCGCAACGACTGCTGACGAGCAGCACGCTGAAAGACATTGGCAGACTCCTCTTACTTATATTGTTGGTTTTTCACCTAAACTTTAATTTATATGCCTTTAACCTGGGGTGCTATCGCATACGCTACTGCTCCGGCTGGATATCTTCAAGATTCCACTCGGGATACAACTATTGAAACCGCCACTATTCGCGATCAGGTGGGAGCGATTGTTCAGGCTATCGCAAAGCCTCGTAAACTTATTACCACTACCGTAAAAACTAAGGGCGAATTTGCTTTGATGAATGTTGCCATGGGAGATCATGGTTCCAGTCAATTTATCAACTCCGCAAAAGTTAGTGAAACCAATGATGATTTCAGTGTTTCTGAGGTCACTTACCTGAAATTCGAGTAATATGCCAAACTTCGGAATTAGCATGATTTCCGCCACAGGCGGAACGGTTGAGTCTGCTGACGTTGAATCCAAGGGCGATTACAAACAGATTTACGGCAGTGATGGCACTCATTATGGTGTGTATGTTTATGACTACACGTATAATTGGTCTGCTCGAGGCAAGGGATCTAATCCTTTTTCTCCAGGGCTTTCTCAATCTCTTCCGTCAGGGGTTTCTGGAAAAGGGTTTATTACCAGTGCAAAAGATGTTTCCAACAACGTAGATTACGTTGGCTGGGAAATTACTGGGATCGCTTATCCTCACGCTATTTAGCGTTGAGTATAAACTGTTTCTTCTATTATGATCGAGAAACTACAAGGCAAGGCATTTCATGTCATCACAGATGGCGAAGATCCGGCAAAATCTACCAATACAGACCTAGTGTTTGCTTGGTACACTTTGGGAGGGAAGCTATTTGAGCAACCCTTTCAAAAGGTAGAGGAGAACGGCAAACTTCGAGTCTCTTGGACCATTGATGTCACCGAGGATGTGGATATCAATGGTGATTGCATCTCTTTTGATACGTTCAAAAAGAGATGGGAAGACATTGAATGGTGCAAAGCTAATGAATGGCACCCAATTTCGATTATTCGAGCATTTCGAGACAACTCTCGCGATGCGAAGCGATGGGCTCGGGCTCATGCTACTGGGTTGATGCGCCGAATGGGGAACTCCACATGCGTCGTTTATCCTGACTCGCCTGAATGGCTTAAAAAAGAATTTGCCCGTTTTCTTTAACAATTATGCATCCCTTCCTATTATCTGAAGAGCAAATTGGACCATATGTCCTTAAACCTTGGTCTGTGTTTACTCAGATTGCTGTCGGAGAGTTGAGCAAGCATGAATTGACCGAGGTCGAACAAATGCTGGCATTTGTTTGGATTCAATCCAAAGACCCCAAAGAAGTCAGAAAAGCTATCACAAAAAAGACGGCTATTGATGAAATTCGCGCTTTTTGTGATTCTTTTCCTTTGGCTTACGTTGCTCCTATTTCTGCGTGGGTTCAGCGTCAAAATGACCTGATTGTGCAGAATCAGGTTGAGATCATTCCTAAACCTGGGGGCGAAGACCCTGACGCACCAAAAAACTAGATGGGCCAGGGTGGTGCGAGAGCTTCCTCATCACTCTGGCCCGCGAAACGGGATGGCCTGAAAGCTACCTCATGTATGATGTCCCTTTGATTCGTCTGCTGCGATACTACCACGCCGCCATTTGGTCGAACGGGGCGTGGACTCGTCTTCCAGTGGAGAAAGAAAAGGTCAAAAGCATTGACTCAATGTTTCAAGAGGTTGCCAGTAAGCTTAACGAGGAGGAAGACTATGGATATTGAAGTCCAAGTTCAAGGCGATGCAGCGTTTTATCAAAATCTGCAAATGCTGATGGCTTCCTCAAAACGGACTTCTATGGAGGTGGCCCACACGCATTTTAAAGGCGTTGTGCGTAATTTCCTGTCAATCACGCCTCCCTGTGGCGGCAGAGGGCCTACGCTCAAATTTAACGCTAAGGGAGAGCATTCTGGAGCTGTGGATTATGATGCGGGGCTAAAAGCCGGCAGGGCTGCAATGAAGTCTGACATCAAAAAGGCTTTCTGGCAGATGGAGGGCAATGTAACGGAGACTCAGCTTCGATTCAGTGATTCTGTGACAAAACAGATGCTAAATGAGACTCCCATGCAGACTCTGACTTGGTATCTCAAGATGAGAAACAAGCGGAAGCGTATTTCACGTCCTATTCGCAGGCCGGCATCAAAGAAAAACGTGGATTTTGTGCTTGAGACCCTTTATCGCAGACAGGGAACAATGCTGGCCGGATGGACCAATGCAGCTCGATTCTACGGCATTCCTATGGCGTCATGGGTGCGCAGGTGGGGACCTCAAAGATCTCGGTTCCAAGTTGAGGCGGGGCAGGATCTGTATTATATTTTCGCGGAGAACCAGACATCTTTTGATGATGCTCCGAGAATTAAAAGCATGGCTGGAATTGCCATGAACATGCAGGCCAATAATATGGGCCGAATTCTCAAGAAATACATTGAAGACGAGGCAAAGCGCAGGGGATTCATAACCAGGTAAAACTATGGCAGATTCAGGAATCAGTTTTAAGCTAATGCTCGACTCTTCTGGGTTCACTCAGGGAGTCAAGAATGCCCGAGAGTCAATGAACAAGCTTATTGATGAAGTGGGGAAAAAGAGCTTTTTTGAGAAGCTGAATACCGATATCAAAAGAATTGGTGGTGCTTTTTCAGGTATTGGTTCTCAAGTAAAACAGGGAAACATTTTTGGTGCCCTTGCAGGGGCTGCCGGTCTTGCCTCTTCAGTGATTGGTGGGCTTGGGCCGCTTGCTGCGCCAATCATGGCAATTACTGCTGCCTTGATTGCAGCGGCTGTAGCGGCAGTTCAGCTTTGGAATGCAATGTCTCGCGCAAATGAGCTTAAAGCTCTAGCCGAGGGGTGCATGATGAGTGCTCGAGAACTTCTAGGGCTAGAGCAGGCATTTGCCAAGGTTGGGATCGGCATGGACGAGGCCCCTCAGTTGATGAGTCATTTCATCGAAGTGCTTAAAGAGCTTGGAGATCCAAGCTCAAAAGCCGCAGCTGACTTTGCTCGCATTGGCCTTTCTTTAAATAGCTTTCAGGGCAAAACTGCCGCTGAAGCATTCAATATTTTTGCGGAAGCGGTAAGTAGAGCAAAAAACAAAACTGATGCCTTTATTGCCACTCAAGACGCATTTGGAGTAAAACGTGCTGCCCGTATATTACCAATCCTTGATCCTCAGCTCCTTGCTCAATCTCGAGCGCAAACGCTAGGCAAAGCGGACATTGTGGACAAGATGGCTCCCACATTTCTTGAGTTTCAAAATCAACTTAGGCGTTTGATTCCTGATCTTGATGGGCTTGCTTTAGGGATTGCATCAAAGATTGTGCCTCAGTTAATGGAGTTTTCTTCAATTATTGAAAGAATTGACCTTGCTAAATTTGGTCAAAGGATTGGAGATTCTCTTAGTCCGCTTATTGAGGTTATTAACAAAATCACCTATGGCTTTAGCGCAATGGTAAAGATTTTCACTTATACTCCATTTAGCCGAGAAGAAGACAAGAAAAGAATGGAGTATGAGTGGGAACAGAGACGTAAGGAACAATTGATTCCTGATTATAAGCGCGTTCCTTATGGTCAAGCAAAGGCCGCTCAAGGCGAGGCTGGAATGGAGGGCGCAGGCGGAGCAGGATACGAACCATATAAAAGCCCTAATGGGTCTCCTGAATTTAATTTTCCACAGCTTCCAATGCCCGTCATCACTCCCATTGTCGATAGCCTAACCAAAATTGGCGGCGCAGGAAATGCCTTGGGTGGAGAGAATGTTGATGTTCAGCGTGAACAGTTAAATGTACTTCGGGACATTTCGGTATCCATTAGGGCCTTTTCTCGCACCTTTAAACCTGACTCAAATACTTATCTTCCTTCAATGTACGGTGACGCAACCTTAGCTTCCTAATATCATGCCAACTCAAGTCAAATACGAAGAAAGCAAAGACATCAATAAGGTCGTCATGCGGACGATCACTAGGCAGGACTTTGCTGAGTTTGAGCCGGATGAAAATGTAAGAAGTTATCGAAAAGAACAGGTTGATGGAGTTTGGACTGTTGTAGAGGAATATCTCTATGACCAAGGACACCCTCAGTACAGTGTAGATGGTACTGTTTCAACTGAACCCCTTGAGTCCAACAGAATTTTTGCTCATTCAATTCCTTTTAGCATTAAACAATACTGGGCAGCATGGAAAAAGAATCCTCAGTCTCCAATTCTTGCAAAAGACAAATCTGGATCTGAGGGTTCTTGGTGGGCACCAGATCCTGATGGCATTAAAGATGAGAATTTTGCTGCTTTTTATTACCGTTGGATTTGCGGATATGATTCTTACCTTGCTCCCAAGATTATTATCAGAATGACCGAACTTGAAAATGGCCCAGCCCCTCAAAACAATGTTGGCAAAATTGATTACGGATGGACAGGTTCTGGAGTTGAGATTCAAAATGGCATTAACTTTCTTTTGACCGCTGCTCGAGGCACTCAAGAAGGAAGCAAATGGCGAAATACTTATGAATGGATGAGTTCCAGTGTAAATTCCATGAATTTTGATGGCACTAATGGTTGGGATGATGTTATTTACGCAGCCTCTAATTAAGCATGACGCCTTCTTATTTTCATCGCGGAATGCCTGTAACGGCAGACCAGTTAAACTCATTGGTGGACTGGGTGCGCCGAAATACATTGACTGCCGGCGTGGGTTATACCTTGAATCAAAGCCCAGGCGGAACTAGCCTTAGCCTTCGTCAAGAAAGCGCTGGAGGAGCAGGAGGATCTGCGGCAACTCTTTGTTCTTGGCGCGTTGAAGATATTTCAGAAGTTATTTCTGGTCGCTTACATTTGAAAATTCGCGTTCATTGCGAAGCAGTGCGTCCATCAGGAAGATATCCAACTGATACGTCAGCAGAAACTCCGTATCGAGACATTGATCTTGGAGACAATCGAGAAGCGGGATGGACAGGTGTTTATGTTGAAATAAAAGTTGATCAAAAGAACAACATTCTTGCCGGAGATGACGGCATTAATATCCATGAAGTTAATGGATGGGTTGAAGGCAATTCAGTTCGACAGGTTACTTACATTGCCGGAGTTACAATTAGCGATGACGGAAAAGGAGGGGTGTACATTTCTTATATTGACAACTATTGCCCAAACGTTGTCGTAAAAGATGCGCCTACTTGTGCATTTCTTATTGAAAATAACACTGTTCCATTTAGTGAAAATCTTCAAATTTTAATTCGAAGCACTTCAATTGATCGTCATTATCCTACAGGGATGAATGACACTGACACATATAACCTTGTTATTCCAACGGGGCAACAATGGCATGCCGTGTATTGCATCATGGCAACTGATGCTCAAGGTAATATTCAATTTGAAGAAAATGATGTAACCCTTTCTATTGAAACAGAGTACAAAACATCAACGCCATATTTAACGTATTCATTACTTGGTGAAGTCAATACTGGATTTGACAAAAATTCAAAACGTGTAATTGACTTTATTTACAATACCTGTTTGGTGCCTTCTGTTCGAGGGGCAATCAATCCAAGCAATGGATTTGTTATTCCTAGAGGAACCAGCCAGGCTTGCCCTGCTTTAGTTTCTGATGTCAGCGACAATCAAGGGCCTCAAATTTCAATTGCAACATTTCTTGTCCAAAACAGATATCCACAAGGAATGTCAATTAGCGGGACATACAAGTTACGGCTTGATGAAACTTCTTATATTTATTGCAAACTTCAATATGTGCCAAATGATGTAATTTTATTGCAAACCACTGAAGGAATTACGATTTATAATTCTACAGATCTTTTGGAAAACACTACAGATATTGAATACGTTTTGCTTGCTACTGTAACAATAACGGATGACAAAATTTCAAAAATTGAAAATGTGTGTCAATCCGTTTATCCTAATCCGTGCAATTTAAAATGGACTCAAAATTAATAAGCAATGAATTGCGTACAATTTAGATTTCCTCAAGTTGCAATCAGTTTAGAGTTTTCAGCTTCTGGAAGAAAATATATTGGAGAAGATTATTATTATGAATGGAGTGCGGCTGGAACATTTTCTTACACAAACACATTTGATGCTGGAAGAAAATTAAAATATGGAATTGCCAATAATTGTAATTGGAATTATTACAATCCAGATTACCCAGATCAAAACCATATTAGATCATGTGTTAGAAAAGGACATTTGTGCGATCGTTTTTCTTTAATTGCAATAAATTCAGGAACTCTTGAAAATCAATATCTTTACTGTGGGCAAGGGTCTGTTTCTGGAAGCGCAACCCTTAACTCTAATCCGCCAAGTAGCTTAAGCTATGATCTTTATTTAAATGGAAATGAAAGAACTGGAAATTTTTGGAATATTTCTAATTTAAAACCATGGGACAATGCAGATCCTTTTTATTACAGAAATTTGCAAATGTATGAGGCAAAATCTGTTGAAGAAAAAAAAGTTTCAGCAATTATTTCTGGATACAGCAATTCTTTTCCTGCGCAATCTTTTCCTTATCCTTTGCTGTTTGAATTTTCCGAAAATGAAGACAATCAGTATGGAGTTTTGTCTGAACCTTCTTTTCCAGACACTGCAACGGGAACGGCTCAAATTTCTATAAACATTGTCAATGCAATATGATCCCTCGTTGGCTAGCAACAAAACGGCAAGAAACATGCACAAAATGCTTATTTGTCAAATCTTGCCAAGCCAAAATTACGTTATTATCGCCAGAGCCTGAATGTCCGATTGGGGCGCTGCACAGTCTTGGCGATGAAGTTCGCTGGCGTCAAGCGTGGCCAGAGTTAGCAGCTCCGGCAAGTGGCTGCTGTGATTCTGCTCTCAACTATTAGTTTACACTCCCCCTTTAGAGTATGACGCCCGCACGCACCGCT